CAACTCGGTTCCCAGCCGTTACGCGCGGCGATATCGGCCACGATTTTCGACAGTGGCACGCCCTCCCAGCTCCCGCTGCGAATGGTCTTGCCACTGCCGCGCATGTCGCTGGCCTTGCCCTTGATCACCAGCGTGTCCGGCGGACCCGACACCGTGATCTCGTCGACCACGTAGCGACCCAAACGGGCCAGCCCCGTCTCGACATAGCCCAGGTAGATCTCGATCCCAGCACCGCGCCGGGGCAGCGTCACCAGGCCGTCACGGTCGTCAATGCGTAACTCGAACTCGTCGGAATCCATCCCGGGTTTGTCGGTGGTGCTGAGCTGGATCAGCCGATCATTGATCAGGCCGGTGATGTCGGCACCATCGGCGACGACGCGAAACATAGGCGTCATGGGTTTTTTCCAAAAAAAAACCCGCGCAAGGCGGGCAAGAAAGTAAGGAGTTTGAAGCGATGAACGACACCAGTGTAGTCCATCAATCCCACAGGGTGACGTGTTCCTCGACCGCCGCCGCCAACTCCGGCAGGGTGATCACCACGCCGGCGCGAAACGGCTGGGCTTCTTCGGCCAACCCCTGATTGGCATCCAGCACCGCCTCGACGCTGCCATTCAGGTGGCCGTAGTAGTTATGGCAAAGGGTGTCCAACAGATCCCCGTCAGACGTTCTGCATGTCATCGCCATAGCGTACAAACTCCAGGGTGAACTCTTGTTTACGCGGAATCCCGCCTTGCATCAGCGCGCTTTGATCTTCGTCGACGCTCTTCAGGCACCAGGTGCCCAGCACGTCGCCATAGCCGGTGGTCAGCGTCAGCGGCCGAAGCCGGGCGCCGATCGAGCGCAAGGTGTCGAGCTGCTTCAGCCCGCCCTTGAAGCCCGGGAAAATCTGGCCCTTGAGGGTGATTTTCTCGTCGCCCATGCCGACGCCCTGCTGCGCCGGCCGGCGCGACAAACGCTCCTGCGAGGCCCAGCGGAATTCGGTCGAGCGGCGCAACGAGTCAAAGGCCGCCGTGTCGAGGTTGAAGTAATACGGCTGCGCCTTGGGATCGAGCGGCTGAAGGATCAACAGGTGCGGGAACGGCTTCACCGCCTCCGGCGCTGGCGTGCCATCGGTGACAAATGCCCACGACGGCAACACATTGGTCAACGCCGGACTGACCTTGCCGGCGATCTTGCTGATGGCCGCCGCCGCCCGGGCCGCCTGCGCCTTCAGCATCCCCACGCGCTCGTCAATTTGCGACACCGCCCGCGCGGCCTTGTTGTAGGTGGCAACCACCTGCCCGACCTTGGCCTGAGCTGCCTGCACCCCACGCATCACGCGCTGAAGCTTGGCCCCGACCGCCGGCCCGACAAAGGGCAAATCCTCCAGCTCGGACGCCGCCCCGGTGATTTCGCCGATCGCGCCATTCACCGGCCCCAGCATGCCGTCCAAGCTACGCCGGCCGGTTTCCCCGGCCGTGGCCAGGTACTTCAAGCCCGACTGTAACTGCTGCAATGCTGTCTTTTCCTGATCAGACATATGCCCTCCTGATTAAACATGCGGTTCGTCGTACAGCTTGCTACTGCCCACCTGCTTGGCCATGTCGCGATAGTACTGATCGAGCTGCGGCTTGATCTGCGCAAAAAGCTGATTGCCATCCTTCACGTCGCCGTTCACCACCAGCGAAAACGGCGCCTGAATGTCCACTTTCGATTCGATGGTGGTCGGTGCCGGCTTGGCCGCCATCGCCAACGGCCCCGCCGGCAGGCCCGCGTCCGCACTGACCGGGGGCAACATCATGGCCCGGGCGGCGTCACCCGGTTGCGGCGCTGGGGCTTCCAACCCGGAGCGAATGACCTTGGGCCGACGCAGCTCCGAACCCGGGAACCGCACCTTGTTGGCAAAGTGCGGCAGCAGCATGGCGTCTTTGGAGTCGAGGTCGCGCGGGTCATACGACACCGGCGGCGCCGATGGTGGCTCAAACGCTTTCGGCGCCGTGTCGAACGATTTGGCGATGTCGCCCATCACCGGCGGCACGTTCTTGCCGGCATTGGCCATCATCAGCGGCCCGGCCGCCGGCATGCTCTTCAGCGCTTCGTCCGTGCCGAACATCGACTTGCCGAGGTAACCGCCCAAGGCGTCGCCGCCCATGTTGCCGAGAACACCGCCAACCAGCCCGCCAATAGCGGTGCCAATGACCGGCAAAAGCATCGTGCCGAGAGCGGCCCCAGCCGCAGCCCCGGATAACGCTCCAGCCAAACCACCCGCCGCCCCGCCATAGCCTTCGGCTTTCTCGTCCCGCGTCTCGGCGTTCTGGTAGGTGTCGTAGGCCTTAAACCCCGCATCCACCACCGCGACCACTGCCGTGCCTTTGACCACGGAGCCGACGCCTCCGCCGCTTCCGACGCCTCCGCGACCACCACCCTTGCCGCCTTTTTTGCCCTTGCCATCGGTATCGAGGTCGCCGGCGTCCAGGCCGCCACCGCCACCCATGCCCCCCATGTTGGTCACGATCACCTTTTGCGGGATGTTCGGATTGCCCATCAGCGAGCCACGGCCGATGTTCAGCAGGCCCTTGGTGATCTTGAAGGTACTCATGGCCGACTGAAAGGCGATCACGGCCGCGACGGCCGCACCGATGCCGGTCACCACCTTAGGCGATTCGTCCGACAGCTTGCTCAGCCCTTGGGTGACGTAGGTCAGACCGTCCGCCACCTTATCGGTCACCGGCCGGAAGGCATCGCCGATCGCGCGCATGGCATCGTCCATGGACTGGGCCATTTCCGACCACTTCTGCGCCGACGACTGCCGGCGTTCCTCCAGGTTCTTATCCAAGATCCCGGTGGCATTGGCCGACTCCGATTTCAGCTTGGCGTACAGATCCTTGTTCTGCATGAACGCGGTCAACGCGCCCTTGACCTGCATGTCAGCGAACAGGTCGCCGGTGCGCAAGGCTTGCTCCAGGGACGCAATCATGGCCTTGGCTTTTTCCGGATCGGTCTCCTGGCTGATCTCGGCCGTGGCCTTCGCCATGGCGGCGGCCTTCTTCGGATCGGTCGCCGCAATGTATTTCTGCGCCAACTCAAAGCTGGATTCCAGCGTGGATTTACCGTTCTGCAGCCCGGTGTTCATCGAGCCCTGGTAATCAATCCCCGCATCCTTGTAGGCCTTGACCGTGTCGCCCGAGCCGATCTTTTCCATCCAGTTCTTGAGGTTGCCGGCCGCCTCATCCGAGCCGCCCGCCGTCTTCATTTGCACCTGAAGCATGGCGCCCAGTTGCGTCACCGAATCCATGCCGGTAATGCCCAGCTTGCCCATACCGGCCAGCAGCTCGGGGAACCAACGCGCCATGTCGGCCGCTTCAAAACTGCCCGCCTGCCCTTGGTAGGCGATCGCCTCCAGCGCCTTCTGCATCATGGCCGGGTCGGAAATCTTGGCGTTCTGCCCCAGGGCATTGATCATGCGCGCCGTTTCGCCGCCGTCCGAACCCTGCCCCACGGCGAACTTGGCCGCCGTCGGAGCGTATTGCAGCGCCTTGTCCAGCTCCATGCCGGCGCCCACCAGGGCGTTGACCACCTCGGCCACCTGATTACGCGCCATGCCGGTGTCGCGCGAGGTGTCGACAATCTTCTTCGACAGCTGCGCCTCTTCGGGCTTGTTGGCAATGTTCGACTTGATCGCAATGTCACGGATGATCGCGCCATAGTCCGCGCTGACCTTGGTCGGAATCGCCATCGCCGCCGTGGCGGCTACCGCTTGGCCGACGCTGCTTTTGAGTTTCTGCTTGCCTTCGTCGAGTTGCTGGTGACCTTTGGCCTTCAGTTCGGCCTTGTTCGCCGCCTGACCCATGGCCGTGTAGGCCTTGGTCAGATTGTGGACCTCCACGCCTTGCTTTTTCAGGCTGCTGATATTGCCCTCAAGCTGTTTCAGCAGAGCGCTGGCGCCCTTCTCGCCCGCCATGTGCGCCTTGCGCCATTCATCGCGCAACCGCATGGTGTCGCCGATGGTCTTTTCCAGCACCCGGGCTTTTTGGCCTTCGGCCTCCAGGCGCTTGATGCGACTGGTGACGTCCTTGAACGCCGAGCCCACGGTGGAGCTGACCGCCCCGCCAATGACCAGGCCGAGCGCGAGTTTGTTCGCCATGTGCGTGCCCTATACGTCGGGTCAATCAAAGGCGGCTCAATCCGTGAGCCACCACACCATCTCAGAAAACGGCATGGCCTTGATCTCGGCGGCCGAGAAACCAGTCTCTTTTGCCAAGCGTCGGGCCAGTGCCTTGAGGGTGGTTTCGTTACACGTCGTCTTCTTCAACCAGACGAAAATAGCCGGCCTGCAAGCGGTTGTAGTCTTTGATTTTCAGGGACGCCAGATCCGTTTCGGTGGCCATGATCAAGCTGCAAAACAGGTTCTTTTCCATCTTGTCGTATTCGCCACCGCCGGCCGCCTTGGCGGCCTCCATGTCCCTCACACTGGGCGCGCGCATCATCACCTTGTCGACGAGAACGCTGCTGATATTGGCCTTGTAGGCCAGCGTTACGGTCACGCCGTCGTCGGTGAGTTCCAGCCACTTCGGCAACG